AGCGCGGACGCGCAGCCGAACTCAATAGATAAATACGGCACGCGGGAATACCCGGTATCCGCCAGTAATCTCTTGCCTGCTCAGAACGTAAATATTGCATACGCCATAGCGCCCACTATCCTGAGCTACACCAAGACACCGCGTAAACGCTGTACGGTGGACGCAATGTTTTTACCGCAGTTGGAACTTGGAGACAAAGTAACACTCTATTTTAATGAGCCGACGGCCCTCTATCGCTGGCTATATGGCGACACTGATATGCCGTATGGCCGGGCTGACCTGGAGTATTACGATGAAGACATCCTCAAAAATAGATATAATTTCTGGGGAATAGTCATGCGCATAGAAGGCGTCGAGTTTGATCCGAATACGTTCAGGACAAAATTTAACTTAGTGGAGGTTTTATAATGGCTCTTCCCCACACAATAGCAGACGGCCAGTTTCCGAAAGGCGACTACCTCCAGGATAACTTTGTTTACCTGCTCGGGCTCATATCCGGCGGCGAGGCTATCAAGAGTGATACCTTTGCAAATCTTAAGGCCGCTGCGCTGGCGGCGCCTACTGTTCCTTTCGTATGTATCCCGACTGACCTCGACGCATTTCTTTTGTATTGTGGAAAATCAGACCGGGGGCCAAACGCGGACGGATTTATCACGCTGACCAGCTTTGAAGCTATCACGTAGCGGAGGCACTATGAAAACAATATTGACGATTCTTTTATTTGCGGGCAATCTATCGGCGGCTGTCCCTTTCTGGCAGGCCCCGGGCGCGAGCACATCCGCGGCTTACGGTACCGGATATCTTTCCGGTTATTTGAAAATATATCCTTCAACGGAGACAGCGGCGGCGTCGCCGGCAATTATTTTAGACGGACCCGGGGGAAAGATTGGGATATCTACCACAACTCCGACACATGCGCTCGGTGTTGGCGGAGACATAAATATAACCGGGGATTATTATATCAATGGGAGTCCGGTTTCAATTACTGGAGCCACCGGATCAACGGGAGCGACGGGATCTACCGGCGCCACCGGCGCAACCGGCGCAACCGGCGCGACGGGGCATGATGGGGTAATAGGAGCTGATGGAAACACGGGTGCGACTGGCGCTACAGGTTCCACGGGAGCCGCAAGCACAGTGGCAGGGCCCACAGGCGGCACGGGGGCTACAGGTGCTACCGGAGGGCAAGGCATTACTGGCTTGCAGGGCGCGACAGGGCTGACCGGCGCTACCGGCTCAACGGGTGCAACAGGTGCGACAGGTGCAACAGGGTGGGGCGTTACAGGCTTTACAGGTGCAACGGGCCAAACGGGTGCTACGGGTGCTACAGGATTGAACGCTTTGGTGCTATCATGCCCCGGCGGATTCACAGCGGTAGACAATGCAGGCCGGAGATTAGGTTGTATTCAGGACACGGTAAATGTGGGTTCTACCCCATGGGTAACTGCAAATTCAAATTGTTCTACATATTTTGGAGGCAGATTACCTAGTTTTGCGGAAGTGGTTGCTGCTGAATTAGCCGGATGGCCTGCGGCGGTGGTTGATATTTGGGTCAATGATTTAGCGGGTTCACCATCAGGCAATATCGCAATGACTCTACAGCCAGGGAATGTAATTGCGAGCCAGTTAGTTAGCGAAAATGTGTTTTATCCGTGCTTCATTCCCATGACAGTGGGCACAGTAGGTGCGACTGGTGCAGTAGGTGCAACAGGGCCGACAGGCGGGGTAGGTGCTACGGGTGCGACTGGTGCTACGGGAATAGGAGTAACGGGGCTTACGGGTGCAACTGGTGGAGTAGGCGGCACAGGCGGTACAGGGTCAACAGGTGCTACGGGGCAGACTGGATCAACCGGAGCGCAGGGCATAACCGGCTTGACGGGCGCAACGGGAGCGACCGGTGCGGTGGGTAACACAGGCGCGACCGGCGCGGTAGGAGCCACCGGGCCTACTGGCGCAACCGGGGCAACCGGTGCGGTAGGAAACACAGGCGGAACGGGAGAGACTGGCGCAACGGGAATCGGTGTTACAGGTTTAACCGGTGCCACAGGCGCAAAAGGCGATACCGGTGATGTAGGAGCCACCGGCGCGCAAGGTGTGACCGGTGTGCAAGGGATAACTGGATTGACAGGGGCAACTGGGCCTACTGGTGGGGTAGGTGCAACGGGTTCAACGGGTGCAACTGGAATCGGTGTTACTGGATTGACGGGGGCAACTGGTGCGGTGGGGGCAATAGGCGGAACGGGTTCTACTGGTTATATTCAAAAATCACTAACTGCTACTACGATAGGTGATTCGGTAATTTTTGAAAAAACCGGGTATATCGGAATTGGCACAACAAATCCTCTGAAAATTTTAGACATATCACAGAGTCAAGCAGCATCATCAACGATTAGAATAACTAATTCAAACGCTGGAAATTTGGCGGGGAGTGCTTTGACGCTAGCAAGTAATTCGGGGAATCTATCACTAATCCACAACGGAAGCGGGTACACTGGTACATATTATGGGTTATCAAATTCTGCCCTTTCAATGATTGAGAGTGATTCCGCAACTGGGCTTATAATCGGGGAGTATAATGCAAAACCGCTGGTTTTAGGAACGAACCATGCGGCGCGTGTAACGATAGATGGTGCAGGACTGGTCGGCATAGGCACAACTGCCCCTACAAATAAACTGGACATTTCAAGCGGAACGATAACATTAATGGGCACAGGCTCCCCAGCAAAAGGGGCGGCGCTTTGTTTAACAGCCTCTGGGATTTTAGGGACTTGCACAGCAGGAACTTTTGATGCTTGCACTTGCACACCGCCATGAAAAAACTACTATTTATTTTCCTTTTGTCGGGTTGCGCCGTTCCGCACTATAACAATATCCGTGAGGTCAATGCCGCAATCAGGCCGTATGATATTAAGGCTGTGGAGTGGTTTTTCAGCAATCAAATAAGTTACTGGCGGGATTACGACGACAACGATGAAAATAAGCCGTCTAACAAAACAATCCACGACAGACTAGGCGATTGCGAGGACTTCGCCATACTAGCTATGGATATTGTAAACACATGGCCGGGGTGCGAGGCAAGGATTATGCGCCGGGGCGAAAGACACGTTGTAGCCTTAGTGTCTTGTGATAACGGCATTTACGGATATTTTGAGGAAGGGAGTTTTAAGAAATTATGACCACCCGTGATTTTGAGTTAATAGGTTGCGGGGTTTTCGCCTCTATCATTATGCTTGTGGCGGGAATCTATATCGGGTATTTGGCGTGGCATTAATATGGAAGAAAAATACAACGGAGAGGAACGGAGAACAGATAACACAAGCGTCCGCCTTGCGCTTTTGGAGAGGTCGTATTTTGAAAACAGGGATTCCAATGTCGCAATACACAAACGGATAACAGAAACCAGAAAAGAAATTTCAGAGATAAAAGAAAATGTCGCCGCTGAAATCCGCACGGGCTTGGAATCGCTTTTCACGAATTTGGCTAAACAGCAGGAGCGTTGCGCGAAACACGAGGCGCGAACAGCCACCGTTGAGAACACAGTTAAATGGCTTGACCGCTGGCTTGTAACCACATGGGCGGCGATAATGACAGCGGCAGGGTTCCTTTTACATAAGGGGAAAACCGGATGACTTCACGGGATATTCGGGACCTAACACCGTTTTTGCAGCGGGTGTTTTTTAATTTCCGGAGCTGGTATAAGCGGATGTTCCCGGTACGGGATATTGTACTTACCTGCACATACAGGGATCCGGCAGAGCAGAACAGGCTTTACAAGCAGGGGCGGACTACACCGGGTCCGATAGTGACGAATATTGACGGTATAAAAAAGAAGTCAATGCACAACTACAAACCGGCCCGCGCTTTTGATTTTGCGGTGGTAATACACGGAAAAACCACCTGGGACGCGAAATGTTACGATTCGGCCTGGTTGTTTTTCCGCCAGGCGAAGCTGACTAAAAAGGTTGCGTGGGGGCGGAACTGGAAAAACTTTAAGGATTACCCGCACATAGAGGAAATATGAACGACGCAGAAAAGTCTTTTACACGCTCAATAGATACCATCACTATTGAGATAGCCTGTTACAATGGGCGGGATTATGTGGAGATAAGCCGCGCGAATTTAAGGGGTATGCCGGAGCCGGTTATGTTTCCAGTAGGCGACGAACCGGCGGCTTATGGGTTTTTGTCGCAGGTGGCGGAATTACTTGGAGTGAAAATTGTGTCGCCGGAGAAACCATGAAGAAATTATTGCTTTTGGTTTTTTTAAGCGGGTGCGTATCTATACCGAAAGAGACCGTAATGCTTTCGGGGGAGATACAGACTATGATAGCTTCGGCTAAGGCGGCGCATTTTAATCTACTCGACGAATATGAGCGCCAGCGCCGGGCCCGGATTGATGATTACATGCAGGCCGTATATATCCCACGATTCATAAAAAACATGGCAAAACAGGGAGACCTTTGGGGAAAGACCTGTAAGATAGCGAATACCATAGACGCAGCTGTTGAATTGCAGGGGTTTGTGGAGGCGGCCGCGCGGTTAATAGCGGCCAAACGGAAAGAATTAACGGATGAGCTGGATATCAGCATGGCGGAGCTGCGGGCGGCGGTGCGGGAGCATTATGCTATAATGGAACAATCTAATCAGGTTGTGACGCGTAATCTGCGATCGGTACAGGCGAATGATGAGCTGGTCGGGAATATTCTGAAAAAGAACGGCGTGGACACAGAGAAGATAACTCCGCTTAAAGAAGTGAGCGCAAAATTGGACAAATTGTTTGAATAGGAGGTTTTATGACTGATTGGGAAAAGGTGGGAGAAGCCGCCGCTGAGCAGACTGACAAGGAACTGGAAGCAGGGATAAATAAGCTTTTAACCATAAACACAACCGAGTTATTCCCGGAGCCTGTTGACCGGGAGAAGGTGAACGAGATGATTAAGGCTATTAACGCGAAATCTTCTTATAATGAGCGCGCTGCGGCTTTTAAGGCGATAGGCGCTACATTGGGCGCTGACCTATTTAAAGTTGTCAAGGCAGCGATATTCGGCCTTGTGCTGGCTCTCCTGGCGGGAACAGGCATGGCGCGGGCGCAATCGGAACCGATTAAGGCCATTGACATGAACGCGCCGCTGGCTGACGCGCGGATTGGGCTGGCGTGGGATATGGCGGGGGAGCAGCTTGGGGTGGCTTATGTGCCAGTGATTTATATTGTGGGGTCAACTACCGGGCGGGAATACGCCACAATTAACATGGGGGCTTCTGATGTGCTTTCTACAGGGAAGGCGGGGTATCTGGTATCCATAGGGGCGCGGATGGATACGATATTTGCGAAGTTGAGCGAGACCAAGTTTGCGAAGAAGTATTTGCGGTTTGCGATTTTGCCGCCTTTGCAGATTTCACCTACGCTGATTACCGGCGACTTTAAGAAATTTACGCCATACCTTACGATAGCTACGCGGTTTGGAGGGAAATAAATGGAGAAAACAAAATGACAAACATAATTGACTCGGCAAAAAACTGGTTACTTGGAATCGCGCTTAAAAAAGCTGTGGTATCTGCGGCGAAACTGCTTGTGTCTTTCGCTATCGCGCACGGAATAAAACTGGTAGTAAATATTCAGGGTATCGCTATTGATTTACAGAACGAGGGCATAATGGTGGTAGCGATAAATTCAGGGCTAACGATATTGCGGAATTTCCTGAAAATGAAATTCCCGAAGCAATGCGGCTGGTTGTAAAAACTTAATCCCGCTTAAACAAGGGTGCGGTCTGGGTTCTCCCCGGACCGAAGATATCCCCCTCTTTAAGCGGGTTATTTTTTCACATCTTAGGCAACCCCTAAAATAAAGCGTCCCGGTAGAAGATTTCCCCTAGCAAGGTTGCTTCTACCGGGACGGCCCTAAACTACATTTTGTAACAGGCCCCGTAGCTTAATGGATAAAGCAACGGTCTACTAAACCGTCACCCTGTGAGGGGTTTTATCCGGGTTCGACTCCCGGCGGGGCCACAACTATTTGCCGGGTGAACTACTATATTGTAGCAGACCCATATCATTTTGTCAAGAAAATACTTGAGCGCTCTAGGTCTTTATTGGGCCTTGACTATACTTGAGCGGGACTTTCAAAGACACTTTGGTCTATTGAGGATATAGTAAATCTTCTTTATTCTGATTCAAAGTAGCCCACTACCGGTTTTTCTATCTCATTTTGTAGGCAGATTTCTTGACTTGTCAAGGGGTCGGCAAAAGACTTTACATAGATTTTACATTGGAGGGGTTGATATGTGCGTAATCATGTGCTATACTATATGTATGGCTAGATTGAATCGCGGTTTTTTTATTGATAACTTTGAGGCGACCCGCCGCGATTCTCTAGCCAGTTTCAAAAACGGGTCGCCTCTCTTTTTTTAGCGCAAACCCCGGCGCGGAACAGGGAGATGATAAAAGGTAAATATTATGAACACTAAAAAAGCAGAGCATACGCCGGGGCCGTGGGAAGTACACAAAAGCCGAATAGTAAAAAACGGCAGCCGGTTGCAGATACTCCACCCGCTTATAAACGGGCCGGACGCAGAACCACAATACCAGGGGAAATTAGGCGGCTATCATGTTGTAATGGGGCCGCAAAACTGCCAGCCGGGATATATTCTAACGGAAGCAAACGCGGCGCTAATAGCTGCCGCGCCGGAAATGCTGGAGGCGCTTAAAATATGTGCATTAGCGCTAGAAAACACATGGGAGACGTCGGACGAGGCCAAAATGGCCCGCGCCGCCATTTTAAAAGCGGCGGGGAAATAACATGGACGAAAACACCATCAGTTTTATATCCATGTGCTTCCGCGCCGCCTGTGCCGGGGCTAAACCATCCCCGGCTGTCCGCGACGGCCTGCAGGCCATACTTGACCGCATGGACGAAGCGGAACGCGCCGGGTCCATCGCGGCGATAATTAAGATAATGCTAGGCTGATGAAAAAAGAGTTGACAAGCATTTCAGAACTAAGGTAATATTAATCATGGTCCCGCAAAACCAAAACAATATATTGAGCCCCGGCGGCGTACCTTTGCGGGACCATGTTCGCCGTGGGCCGTTTTATTTAATTGAAAACGCGGTGTCGATAGCGGCGCTGATCTACCTAACAGCGCAGTTGGTACGGTGGGGTTTTAACGGTTTTGCTCTTTAACAATTTGAGAGGGAGTGTGAAGTAGGCGCGCACAGAAACCGCGCCGAATGTCCCAAGGGAAACTGCCTCTCTCAAATAGGTGCGGCGGCTAAAAGCTGAAGGAGGTAAACGAGGGCGCGAACCTCGTCGAAGCGCTGGTTCAAATCCAGCACGCACCCTACAATCTGCCGGGCGGCGCACCTACACCCAAACACCCACAGCCCGCCCGGCACCAATATGCGGCCCACTATTAAAAGGGCCTGAAACACAAAAAGGCGGGTAAGCCGAAGTAGGTACTAAGGGAAACCCGCCCGATTTAAAGGAGTTAATATGTACCTGTTTTTTGATACCGAAACAACCGGCCTTCCGAAAAACTGGAAGGCGCCTGTGACCGATGTGGATAACTGGCCGCGCCTGGTGCAGCTTGCCTGGATAACTTTTAATAAGGACGGCGTGCGCCAGTCGGCCGGCAGCGACATCGTTAAGCCGAAGGGGTTTACTATACCGGAGGCGGCATCAAAGATTCACGGAATAACGGACGTTATTGCGCACGAGAAAGGAAAGAATCTATCTGCTGTCCTTGACAATATCTATTATCAGATAACGCAGGCGACTATCCTGGTCGGCCACAACATCGCCTTTGACAATAAGATTCTGGGCGCGGAGATAATCCGTAAGGGCTGTTATCCCAAGATTAAACCGCCCCGCATTAAAATATGCACCATGTTTTCAAGTACTAAGTTCTGTAATATCCCAGGTCTTTACGGTTTAAAATGGCCTTCGCTTACCGAGTTGCATAATAAATTGTTCGGGCGCGAGTTTGAGGGCGCGCACGACGCGACTTTCGATATCGAGGCTACAGCTAAATGCTTTTGGGAGTTGGTGAGATTGGGTATTATTGTCTGCTGATTTTTATTGTTAAATGCTAGAAAGGAGGTAGTAAAATGGCAGAAAGAAAGTCAGTGTTACCGACGGAGAACAATGTGCCGATAACCGGCATTCCAAAAGAAATAAAGTTATTGCTTGAGGGACCGGGCAAGGTGGGCATAACCACTTTCGGCGCGAGCTTTCCTAAGGCAATACTGCTGGAGATGGAGAGGGGTGGTGCCGACTTCGTGGGCTCGTGTCCTGTCCTGCATTTATGGAAAGGGCTGGATCCCATTAAGGGGATACGCATGGCTATGGAGGACCTGCGCACTGATACCAGGTTCAACACAGTGGTGCTGGATACCATCGACGAGTTCGCAGATATCACTGCGAGGGTTATCTGCGAGAAATTGGGGATTATGGGTATAAACGAACCCCCCAAAAATAAACGCGATGGAGTGCAGTGGGATATGTACTCCAACGAAGTGACAGGGATACTGGCAGCCCTGATAGCGTTGCCAAAGAATGTAGTTATTCTGGGGCACACAAAGCCGGCGACGTATGATAGGGACGGTAAACTCAAAAAGATGGAGAGCCTGGATATATACGGCAGAGCTTCCAGAGTCGCGTATACACGTATCGATAATATCGGACGGATGAGACTTGAAAACGTCGGAGGGACAACCCAGACAGTATTGTCATTCCGCGCCACTATGGAATCCATACGCGGCAGCCGTCACCCGATGTTGCGCGATAAAGAGATAGTTATCCCGCGTGACAACGGTTACGCGGCGTTCGAGCAGCTCTTTAAGGAGGCGAAATAATATGGACGTGGACTTTGACGAGGCTGAAAGCAGTTTTGTTAAGTTTAACGCCGGAGAGCGTTATAACTTAGTAATACAGGGAGCTGAGGGCGGGGAAAATGCCAACGGCACTCCGTTCTTAAAACTCACCCTGCAGACCGAAGATGGTCACAGCGCGTATGACCACATGATGTATCTTACTCCTAAAGCGCTCTATCGCGCCCAGGAATGGTTTAAGGCGATGGGGCTGTCTGACTCCGGCAAAGTAAAATTTGAGCCGGAAAGATTGGCTGGCATACGCTTATCTGCCGAATGTTACCTCGAACCCTATACAGTAAACGAGGGGACACCTGAGCAGAAAACCTATCAGAACACCAAGTGGTGTAAGCCTGTCCAGATAAAGATAGGCGGCGCACCTGCTAAGACAACGCCCGGCGGTGGCATGGCGAAGATGGCTCCGGCGGCCGCGCCCAAACAGGAGGCTTCGTCAGACGAAGTGCCCTTCTGATGAGAGTGTCCTTCCCCGTCAAGTTCGGCAAACCGGCCTACCAAGTGGAGTTCCGGCTGAACGGCTACCACATTGACGGCAAGCGCGTGAAGCGCGTGTCAACGATAGTGGACCGGTTCCCTGACAGCGGGGAGGGGCTCTTGAACTGGGCCAAGGAGCGGGTGGCAATAACTGCGGGCCGCCTGCTCCGGGACCGGGTGGTGGCGCACCCTACGACCGGGAAGATGGTTTGCTATTTCCCGGCCGATCAGATTCCCCTGATTACAACCACGACCTATCAGAACCCTGACGAAATCAAAAACGAGACAGCGGAGACCGGAACCGCAGTACACTTCCTGATTGATGAGTGGCTTAAAGGAGGAGCCACAAAATATCGTCAGAAGGCTATCTGCTCAAACTACATGCTGACGAAGGACGCCGACCTGCTCGAAGTGTTGAAGGTGCAGGATTTAACCAAGGAAATGCCAGACAATGAACGGAACTTATTCTACGATACGATGAAGTCGTATATGTTTAATCGATTCTGCCAGTTCTGGATGGCGTCAGGTCTGTCCTATGTGGCGTCCGAGTTGGTGGTCGGGAGCCGCAAGTATAAGTTCGGCGGCCGCATTGATATCCTGGCTCGCGACAAAAAAAAGCAGTATGTGCTGCCGGACTTCAAAACGAGCAAGTGGGTAGGGCCGTCGATGTTCGCGCAGGTGGCAGGTTATAAGATTGCCATTGAGGAGATGTTAAAAATCAAGATACGCAAGACCTGCATTATCCAATGTCCGAGGGAGTGGACAGATAGGAATCAGGGCTTTGGTGTTTACCCGTTTGACCCGTCTCCGTATGAGAGGATTTTTTTAGACATCATACGCGACTGGAATCATACGGCATTCAAAGCGGCAGATTGCCGAAAGGACTACTTACCATGAAAGCGACAAAAAACAAGGACATTGTTTTGTTTAACCCCGGCTCCATCGAGCTGACGATCACCGGGGCGATAAAGAAGAACACGCTGCCGGCGGTCCGGGGTGCCTGGTCGGCCTGGCTGGACAGTTTCCAAGCCGAGGACGTAAAGACTGACAAGGACTTCTCCAACGCGGCTAAGTTCGTGACCGAGTGCCAGCGCATTGAGGAACGCCTGGACGGCATACGCGAGGACGCGCTCAAGGGCAAGGTGTTTAAGGCCATTAAGGAGTTGGAGGAGATGGCTGAAACCACGCGGGCGAAGCGCCTGGAGTTTAACCGGGCCGTCACCACGCGTAAGGAGAGGCTTAAGAACGACGCCGTAAATACGGCTATCGCTAAGTGCCGGTTAGAGATGGGCGGCATGAAGTACCGGTGCGACACGATAGAGGTTGAGGAGCGCATACGCCTGTCAATCAAGGGGAAGTCATCGGTGGATAAAATGCAGGAGGCTCTGGACACAGAATGCACGAACATCATAGCGGACGCCGAGGACTACTCGCGCAAGTTCGAGGACACCCGCACCGAGGTTTCCAGCCTCTACGCTGTGGCCGGTGAGACCGCCACGGACTCCGAGCTTGACATACTGGTGAGATCGCATGCTGACCGGGCTATTGAGCAGGCGAAGTTCATCCTGCAGCAGAAGAAGTTGGCCCGGGACCAGAAGGCACTGGACGCCCAGAAGACCGCTGCGGCGGCGCCTGCGCCTGTTGCGGCCGCCCCGGAGCCTGTGGCAGAGCAGCAGGGCACCCCGGGCCCGGTAAAGACGGCGCTGCGCTTCGGTGCGACGTTCCTGACGAGTGATCCCGCCCAGACCATCAGCCTGATAGAGTCTGTCGGCGGCAGGGATGTGAAGTACGTGGAAATCAAAAAGTAAAAGGAGAATATGACGAAACCAAAAGAAAAACAGGGCACGCTCATGGAGCCGCCCAAAGGCAAGTATAAGCAACAGGATATCACCGGCACGAAGGTGATCAAGGAGAGCACACCGAAGGACGTGCAGGACGCGGCCGGGTACTTCTTCTCTAAGAAGGCAGACTTCGTCTGCTCCAAGAGCAATGTGGAGAAAGCCGCCAACGAGTTGTTGGCTGTGATGGGTAAGCACAAGATGACGATGGCGAAGGTCTACGACCAGGACGCTGGACCTAAGCGAATAATCATCAAGTCCGGAGAAGAGCGACTCAAAGTGGAGAACGACATATAATGAAAATTCTGGCGGCGGACATCGGATTTACTTCTACAGGCATGGCTATATTTGAAATAACCGGGGAAGGAGCTCGGTTGTTTGACGTTAAATGCCTGCATACGCAACAGGAGCATACGGAGCGTGTGGTTAAAAAAGGCAAAAAGGTAAAGATACATCTCGCCAGCGTCGCCCACGATGATGTCCGCCGCACAGAGTTTCTGGCCTGTGGAATTATGAATTATTTTATGGAGAACCAGTGTAAAGGGATGATCTGCGAAATCCCAAACGGAGGCGCCCAGGACGCAAAGGCGGCGAAGTGTATGGGCGCGGCCACAGGCATGGCAGCCACTATCCGAGTAGCGCTCAGTTGCCCGGCCATATGGGTTACTCCGGGAGAATCCCGCGCGGCAGCCGGTTGGGATAAAGACGAACATCCGCGCGGAGAAATGACTGCGGATCAATATAAAAAATTTCAGAAGGCTTTCGTTATGACCGCTATGGAGCTTAAATACCCGGAGATATCCGGGCTTAAGATAAAAGACAAAGAGCATATCGCCGACGCCTGCGCAACGTTTGAGGCGGTTAAGAGTCAACGGCTGGATAAATTAATGGAGGTTATATGATTCAAGGTGATCTGTTTAATGGTAGTGGAGATCCTGCCCCGGCCTGCAGCGCGGCGGCGCTTGAGAAGGTGGACGCAACTAAGCTTGAACGCCTTACGGAGCAGGAGTTTCTTTTGTTCAGGGCAGGAGTTTCTTTTGTTCAGGGACGGAACCATCGGTGACGATATCGTCCACCGACTGCAACTTCTGGGGCTCAAGGTTGATTACCTGTCCATCCGTCCCCGCGTGAGTGAATTGAAAAAGCGCGGGATCCTGGTGCCGACTGGGACGCGCCGGATCAACCGGAAGGGCAATACATGTGCCGTATTACGTCATCGTGATTTTTTGTAAGGAGGCTACAAGAAATTGTATAGAAAAAGGTGGGATTCTTTAAGGGGAAATAACATGAACTCAATGGAGAAGTTTATTAGTTGGTTGGAAGAAAGAGAAATACCATTTAACGCTTCAGCGGTAGATATTTCATCTGCTGTTTATAAAAAAGCCAAATCCCTACTAGCCGAAGATTCGCAAGAACCGCAAGCACCGATGGGATTGAAAGAACGGGTAGAGGCTTTAACTAAGGAATTATCCGACACAAAAAGGGGGTTAGACCCTGTATTGTGGCAGTGGCATATAGCACCATTGCTTGAAATATTGATTGATAAACTTTCCCACCACCCCGCCCCCGAAACGGAGTCTTTGGCTGAACTGGCGGATAGGAAAGGAGTGAGATTGCGACAAAGTAAAAATGAAAAGGGGATTTGGTTTATAAGTTTAAGAAAACCAAAATCAGTATTCGGCTATAGAACTGTTACAACAGGACAACCCTATTCAGAGGCAGAGTCCAAGGCAAGAGAATACCTTAACGGACTGCCTGATAAGCCCATAAAGGAGTGAATATGGTAAAATGTAAATATCAGTTTATCGGTGCGAGTATGGGTCGTATTAAATGCCATAGACAAGCGGAATTTGACAGGAGTTTATGCCCCAAAAATACGGACAATAACTGCAACATAATCCCCCGAAAAAAGAGCAAGCCGAAGTATCGGAAGGTGAGGGCGTGGGCTTTTGTTCAAGACGGAACTTACACTTGGACACACAGACCAGTATTGTGCGGTGCAAAAACTGTTAAAGATGATATGTATAAAATACCCTGCACCATAACCATAGCCGAGAGGTATCTCAAAGGGAGGACGAAATGACAAAAGATACAAAAGCGTTAGCGGCAATAGCTATTTTCAACTCTGTAATAGCTGGAATGATTGCAGAAAATAAACAACGAGAACATTTAAATAATTCTATGGCCTATTGCGAGGATAGTTTTGCCGTAGAAAAGGATAAGTTTGAAGTGGCAATAAGAAAAATAGAGGATATACAGGAGAAACCAAAATGAAAGATAAAATATTCGTTGTCGGTGAATTTACACGAGTAGGGAAAGACAGATTGCAGATATTGAGTATAAATGAAAAAACAGGAACTTGTGAATGTAAATTGCAATCTGGTAAAACAGAAACATTTGGCTTGCGACAATTAGAGCAAAGAAAATCTTGCTTTGATTATTCATGTCCTGTTTCATGTAGGGAGTATGAGGGGGGAAAGTTATGTCTAGCAAATCGGTTTTCGTGGTGCAATATGCTGATGGCCCAAAAGAGGGAACCCAAATGACCAAAAACTACTGGCTTGTGGCAGTTGAAACGGAGGAGAAGAAACCATGAAACGAAAAACCACGGCGGAGAAAGCGTTGGAGTTGGCTTGTGGAAAAATAGCAGACCAGGCAGACGAAATGGGATATAACGATTGTTGCCCTGCTTTTAATAGGGCAATTTGTAAATACGAATGTTACAAGTGCAAGGGGAATAAACTAAAGGAATATTTCATGCAGAAGGCGAGGAAAGGATAAAGGAGATTATGAAAATAAACTATCATGAGAGGGCATGGCAATGTCCATCGTGCGGTAAATATCATCGTGCAAGGACCTCAAAAGGTATTGGTGAAAGAGAAACCAAAAAGGTTTCTTGCCAAAATGTAACAAAAGAAAACAGGTGGAAACCCTGTAATTTCAAAGCAATCGTAACGGTTGAGGTTGTTCAAGTTCCGTCATGGGAAACACACATATTAAATTGTAGAGAAGATAACCAATGAACCTCATCTACGCGGTATTGGCGAGGAAAGGATATTGGAGAGGAAAGGATAAAGGAGATTATGAAAGCATTAAGCATTAAAAATCCGTGGGCGTGGCTTATAGTAAATGGCTACAAGGATATTGAAAATCGTTCATGGCCTACACAATTACGCGGCAAGATTTTAATTCATGTAGGCAAATCAATAGATTGGGAGGGGTGTGTTGAGGCCGGTAGAATAGTTCACCCAATGCCCCCGCCTGAAATATTTGAGGCAGACCTTGGCGGCATTATTGGTGAGGTGGAAATAGTGGACTGTGTTACAAAATCTGACAGCCCTTGGTTTTCGGGGCCTTACGGTTTTGTCCTTGCCAATGCCAAGCGGTTGCCGTTTATGCCTCTGCGTGGTCAACTTGGATTCTTTGAGGTGGAAAAATGAACCTCCTCTCCGCAGTCCTGTTCGGTGTGTTACTGTTCCTGTGTTCAATATGGATTTTTAAGGGGGGAATGTGAATATCCTCAGCCTCTTTGATGGAATGTCCTGCGGTCAGATAGCACTAGAGAGGGCCGGTATTAAAGTGGATAATTATTTTGCCTCTGAAATAAAGCCCCATGCCATAAAGGTAACACAACACAATTACCCAAAGACAATACAGTTAGGTGATGTAACCAAAATCACAAAGGATATGTTGCCCAAAATTGACATGGTTATAGGCGGTAGTCCTTGCCAGGATTTTAGCCGTGCCGATTTAGTCAAGGCCGGTTTGAAAGGTAAAAAATCTAGGCTATTTATGGAATATCTGCGTATAGTAGAAGAGGTTAGGCCGTCATTCTTTTTGCTTGAAAATGTTGTCATGGATTTTATGGACAAAATGGCTATTTCTGAACACATGAAAACATTACCCATTCGCATTAATAGTAGCCTTGTTAGCGCACAAATGAGGGATAGATTATACTGGACAAATATCGGCCCATTTATAAATGATTTATTTGGCAACAGAGAATGTGCTATACCATTACCCAAAGATAAAGGAATAAAACTACAGTCTATACTTACTGATGGGGTAGCGGATGCAGAAAAAGCATTTTGCTTACGATGTCGTTCTGCTGTCTACTCCAACATGAAAATATTATATGACCGCATACAAAAGGTTGGCATGGATAATATAGTTTATTCCGCGGAAGATAAAAACCCTAATATGCCGATGCGACATTTTAATAAATACGAATTGGAAAGACTACAGAATGTTCCTGATGGATATACTGAAATATTAAACTTGGCAAAAGCATGGGATTTATTAGGTGACGGCTGGACAGTAGATGTGATAGCCCATATATTCAGCTTTCTACCAAAGGAATATAAACTATGACCCACTCCATCCTAATCCTCACGGCACTTTGGATTTTTAAGGGGGGAATGTGAAAATAAATAATAGGCATATCTTGGAAAAAGATAGAAAATTACACAGGTGTTTGGCCATCTTGAAGAAATTACAGGATGGGGCTACGCTTCATCCACGGACTACCGCTGACGAATTTGGCGTGAATGAACGCTCTATATTACGGGATTTTCAATCCCTTTCGGAAGCGGGTTTTCCTTTGGTCAAAAAGAAGCTGCATGGATTCTCATGGGAGTTAATGAAATGACCCACTCCATCCTACTCCTCACGGCACTTTGGCTGACGGGGTGCGCCTGCCCCACGGAAGAAAAGTGCGTCAATCGCATGAGGGAAAATGCGGAGCGCATAGCTATTGAACGCTGTTTGAATAACGCAGAACGCCTGGCCGTGTTCAGCGGCAAGAACGGCGCCTTCATCGAATGCCGGGAGATCCCGGCCAAAGGGATAAAAAATGAAACACCCCGAAAGAATTAAAACAGAGGTCCACCCCGGGCCGCGCTGGCGCCTCACTTGGATTATGGTGCATGCCCTGGCGCTCGCGGCCGGCGCTGCGCTGGCTTGGGTGGTGTGGAGGTGCCTATGACGCCTGAAGCGGCTGAAAAGGCCCGGCAGGCGCTGTTTGAGGCGTCTGTTAAGCGGATTAGCCGGTCCTGGCCGGAATACGCCAATTTTCGTATGGAAAATCCCCAAAATGAGACCGACAGGGCCGCCCTGGCGCGCTTACAGGCGACAGCGGACGCACTTGACAGCGCATGGTTAGCCAGCCGGGCCCCGGACGCGCCGCAGGGCGCGCAGGAGGCCTTTATGGCTGCGCTGGCCGCATGGGAGTTGGAACGGTTCCACGCTGCGGTTATCTTTGGAGTTGACACCGGCGCAAAGAAAGGCGTAAAATCAAAGGCGAATGACTCCGGCAAACCCGATGAACTTTTTTGAGCGCTTCCCTGCTACCTCCTGCCGGAGTCTGGCGGGGGGCGCCGATTTTGCAGAACTTAACGGAGGATAATAAATAATGCCGAGCCTTAACATCGACCTGGATTTCTTTGATCACCCAAAAACTAAAAGGCTTAAAGCCATGTTGGGGCCTGCCGCCGCCATATATTTAATCCAGCTCTGGGTCTATGCCGGTAAATACCATACCGAAGATGGCTTGTTTAAAAAGTATATGCCGGATGAAGTTGCGTCCTTTGCCGGGTATCATGGTAAGGGTGAAAAAATGCTTCAAGCAATGCTTCAGGCAGGGTTTATTGAGAAGGCTGGAAGGTGGACGAAAGGCTGCCGTTGGGCCTTCGTTGTGCGAAATTGGACCGAGCATGAGGGTCATTTGGTTAATTTTCGGCTGCGCGCAAAAATGGGTTCGGAAGCACGTTGGGCTCACAAGAGGAATAGTATCATTAATGAATCTAAGAAAAATAATGCTTCAAGCAATGCTTCAAGCAATGCTTTAAGCAATGCTTCAAGCAATGCCTTAACAAACAGTACATGCAGTACAGTACAGAAGAAGAAGAGGGAGAGCGGAGTTCTTCGCAAAGATAATGATATAGCCACCGCACCCCCGGCAGAGACCGCCTCGCCCGCCCTTCCGGCTGCGCCGTTTTTTCCCGAAGAAGATATTTTATCTGTGGGGAAGGCATACTGTAAATTACGGTGCCCAGGCTTTGCTGAAAATAGAACGTATCTACTCGGTCGGCAAATGTTTTTTGCTGCCAAAGAATTATTGAGGTTAAATGCCGGCGATGTAAAACGCGCTGTTTTGTGTCTGAATCATTTTGCCGAGTATTATGCCGACAAAAATAAAACAGACTGGCATTGGAATTATGTGCTTGAAGATTTCCCAAAGTGGGACGAGGGTATGAGAGCCCAAGAGACAAAGGAGCAGAATAATGTCAAATAATCCGCTTAAAAATCCGCCGAAGGAAGGATGGACAAAGGACGATAGCACCCGGCGCTGCATAAGCGACAAGTGCGGCGCCGGCAGGGGAGAGGGAGGGGAATGGATAGGGACGCCGCTTTCGACAATGCTTGTGAGCGTAATACAACGGGACGCGCCGAACATAGTGGTTGCCCGTGCCTGTGTGTGTGTACGGTGCGGCCGGCTGTACGGTCTTACGTTGCGCAAGGATCCGGAGACGCATGCCGTGATGGCGGACGGCCTGGGGATCTCCCGCGCCGGCATAGAGGCCTGTCTGCGGGCCAGTAAAGGCGCGGATCTGTTCAGCCTGGAAGAGTTGCAGAATGGACGCATGACTGAGGTAGAGTTGTCGGACCGCGTCAAAGAGTTGATGGCGCAGCGATCACACGGCGCCAGTGAGCGAGACGCGCAGGAGCTGCGCAGCGGGGCGTATAACCCGGACAAGTTTTTAGAGCCGGAGCAGACGGGTTTGCCGTTTTAAAGGAGGCTTATGCCAGACCCTATCAGATGGTGCCAGGATTGCCAGAAAAATTACCCGCATATGGAGGTGCAGGAGACCCGCACAAGGATTTGTTCCAAGTGCGGCATGGAGAGCAGTTTCCCGAAAGGGTATAAGCTCGCATCGGCGGCGCGGGATTTGGAGCGCGAAGATAAAAAGGAGAGAGTTATGCCGAAAAAAAAGATGATGACTAAGGAGCAGTTTGAAGACGTACTAAGAGAAACGGGAGACGGGGTAAAGGACGCCGATATCGCCAAGCGGTATAGTTTGAGTGTTAATACCGTGTGGCGTATACGGCATGGCTATGTGCCGAAGGGGATAGCAAAGACAACCAGCAAGACTGGTAAGGCTGCGCAGTTGACGCGCGCTTTAGAAAAGGTTGATATAACATCCAGTGGACAGACACACCGGTCGCCGACAGGCAGCGTCAAGCACGCCATAGAGCGCATGGTCGCCGAGGCCGTGGACCGGCGGCTGGCCGGCCTGGGGCTCGATACGCTGGACGCCAAGATTGAGACCGCGATACTGCGGTTACTTAAATGACGCTGCTCTCCTTCTGGGTGGGCGCAGTATTAGGCTTCTTCGCGGCGGTCTTTATGATAGGCTGCCGCCAGTTGGCGATTGGCGAGGCGCGAAAAAGAATAGAATACACTGAATTAGACGAGGACGAAGTGTTAAAAAATGCGGGAGGTTGGGATGTCAAAACTAACATGGAAAACTGAAAAGCGAAAAGTCAGTGCGCTTATCCCCTACGATAAAAATCCGCGACGCAAAGCAAAACCAATCCTTGACAAATAGCCTTTACGGAATTATAATAGACGCATGGCAGGGAAAAATAAAGAGGGCGCTCCGACAAAAAAGACACCGGAGGTTGTAGGAAAACTAGAGGCGGCAGCCGCCCTTGATTGCACAATCGCCGAGATGGCTTTTCACGCCCATATCCACCGCGACACATTATACGAGTGGCTAAAAACCGATAAAAAATTATCCGACAGATTGGAGACTTTGCGCTCTAAACCTGGATTGCAGGCAAGATTAACTACATGCAAGGCCATGGCAGAGGGTGATGTCTTGACCAGCAAATGGTATTTAGAGCGCAAATACAAAAAAGAATTTTCAACGCTGCAAAGAGTAGAAAGCGACTTCACCGGCAAGATTGAAACCACCGACCCGGACATGGAGAATCTAAAGAATGA